GCTTATTATTTGGTTTATGTGTACAAGACCATTTCCCAAAATTCCATGTACAGCACCAACAAAACATCAATTACACGACATATTATGGGCAGAAGTTTCAAAATGGCTTAATCCGATATTAAAAACAGAAATAGAATGGACACAAGAAAAATTATATATGAGGTCTAACCCTGAAAATTGGTTTGCAGTACCAAGAACAGCAACACAGCCAGATGCATTACAAGGATTTCATGCTGAACATTTATTATATATAATAGATGAAGCATCTGGAGTAAAAGATGTTGTATTTGAACCAGTATTAGGAAGTTTATCAACAGAAGATGCAAAATTAATAATGTGTGGAAATCCGACTGGATTAAGTGGTTTCTTTTTCGATAGTCATAATAAAAATAGAAGTATTTATAAAACATTTAAAGTATCAGGAGAAAACTCAAAAAGAGTTTCAAAAGATTATATACAAATGATTATAGATATGTATGGCTTAGATAGTGATGTGTATAGAGTTCGTGTAGCTGGAGAATTTCCGAAAGCAATGCCCGATAGTTTTATACAACTTGATTGGGTTGAAAATTGTAGTAAGAAAACACCTAGAAAAAATTATCCAATAAATAGAATAGATATAGGAGTAGATGTTGCAAGATATGGAGATGACGAAACAGTAATAAATACTATATTTGATAAAACATATCAACAACCATTAAATGTATTACATCATAATGATACAATGCAAGTTACTGGAAGAATAGTACAAATAGTAGAACATTTAAGAGTTAAGTATGTAGGAATACCAATACATATAAAAATAGATTGTGATGGATTAGGTGTAGGAGTATATGATAGGCTAAAAGAGATAAAACATCAAAAAGATTGGAAGACAGTTAAATTATATGAGTGCCATTTTGGAGGAGCAGGAGGAAAAAATAAAGAGGAAGAGCCAATAGAATTTAGTAATTCAACTGGCTTAATGTGGGGATTATTAAGAGAGAAACTAAAGAAAAGTGAAATTGAATTGATATATGATGATAAACAAATAACACAGTTGAGTAATAGAAAATATAGAATTAATAGTGATGGAAAAATAGAATTAGAAAGAAAAGAAGAAATGAAAAAAAGAGGACTGACTTCTCCAGATAGACGGAGATAGCTTAGTGCTTTCTTTATATGAACCAAAAACAGCAAAAGTATTTAATAAAAATGATTTAAGGAGGTAACAATGATAATTGATATAAATGAAGTCCCAGAAATAAAAAAAGGAAAAATACCTAATCAATTATTAGCAGAATTAATAAACGAACACCAACAAATATTAAGTAGGTATCAAAAACTAGATAAATATTTTTTTAATGATGAAAGTATAGTAGAAAAACAAAGATTATTAAAAGACAGTCTAAATAATATAATAATTGCTAGTTATCCAAGATATATAACAATATTAAACAGTGGTTGTTTTATGTCATCAGAAATTAATTATAATGTAAATGAAGGAATAGATATAAGTCCAGTACTAGATGAATATAAAAAACAGACAATATTAAAAACAGATAAAAGTAATGTAAGAAAAGAAAGTAAATATGGAAAATGTTATGAATTAACTTATTCAAATAACAATTCTGAACCAAAAACAAAAAGTATAAGCCCCAAGAATGCTTTTATTGTAAAGTCAAATGATTTAGAAGAAAAAGAGTTATTTGGTGTATATTATTTTAAAACAAATGATATATATACAATATATACTTTTACAGATAAATATATAAATTACGGAACATGTAAAGGATTAGGATTACATGGATATAATCCTAAAAGAGAAAAGCATTATTTTGGAGAAGTTCCACTTATAGAAGTAATGAACAATGAAGAAGGCATGGGAGATTATGAATCAGTAATCTCCTTGATTAATGCTTATAATATTATAACAAGTAATGATGTTGATAATATAGAGGAATTTGTGGATGCAATATTACTATTGTTTGGAGCAAACTTAGACAATAAACAAATGAAGTTATTAAAAGAAACAAGAGGGCTTGATTTACCAGAAGGGGCTAAAGCTGAATATTTAACTAAAGTTTTAGATGAAACGGGGATTAATGCTGCACTAGATAGATTAAGAAAAGATATACATAAATTTAGTTTTACTCCTGACATGGGAGATGAAAATTTTGCTGGTAATAGTAGTGGAGTTGCCTTAGACTATAAATTATTACCTTTTATAATTTCATTAAAAGATAAAGAGGCATTTTATAAAGAAGCATTAAAGAAAAGATTTAGGTTATACAATAATTTTTTAAGTGTAAAACATAATATGCCAATTATTCCAGTTGAAGAAATAGAAATAAAAATGACATTAACATTTCCTAAAAATGATTTAGAAATTGCACAAATGATAAGTTATTTAAGTGGAAATGTAACAAATCAGACATTAATAAGTAATTTATCATTTATAGAAGATGCAACAGAAGAAGCTGAACTAGTAAAAACAGAAAATCAAAAAAAAATAAAGCAAAATCAATTAAGTATGTATAGTGCTGGCGGATTTGATAATGAACATATAGAAGATAATACCGAATAGGAGGTGTTATTTTTATGGCAAGAAAACCAAAAAACTATTGGGAAACACGTTCTACAGAGTTATTGAAAAGGCTTGAAAAGAAAACAGAAAATACAATTGATGATTTAATAAAAATTTATGAACAAGCAACAAAAAACATAAATAAAGAAATAACAAAAATATTAAATAATTATGGAAAAAATAGTACATTAGACAAAAAAATATTAACTCAATTATTAAATAAAAAAGAAACAGATACATATTATAAGAATTTATTAAATGTAATAAACAACAATATAACAGATGAGAATATAAAGAATAAGTTGCTGACAAAATATAATTCACCTAGTTATTCATATAGAATAAGTCGTTATCAAGCACTACAAGAAAACATTGATGTAGAACTAAAAAAATTAGCAAATTTGGAACAGCAAATAACTGAAATAAGATATATAGACACAATAAGAGAAGGATATTATTACAATATATATGACATACAAAAAGGCTTAGGAATAGGTTTTAATTTCTCACAAATAGATAATAGAACAATAAATTTAATGTTAAATGAAAATTGGACTAATAATGCAAATTTTTCTCAAAGAATATGGAATAATAGCGAAAAGTTAGGAAATTATCTAAAAACACAATTTACAGCTGATACAATGAGTGGTAAATCTATACAAAAGATTAGTCAAGAATTAGAAACTTATATGAAGGTAGGCTTGAATAATGCAACAAGGCTTGTAAGAACAGAAGTAAATCATTTTGCAAATGAAGCTGAGATGTTAGCTTATGAAAAATTGGATATTGATAAGTATAAGTTTATAGCAACCTTAGATAAGGTGACATGTGAACACTGTGCAAAATTAGATAATCAAATATTTAAGGTTAAAGATAGAAAAGCACGGTAAGAATTGTCCTCCTATACATGCAAATGATAGATGTACAACAGTTGCAGAATTTGACGAAGATGTAATGGATAAATTACAAAGAAGAGCTAAAGAAGAATATGAAAATAGTATATTAGTGCCACAAGATATGACATACGAACAATGGTCTATAAGATATTTTCCTGAACAATATAAGAAGTATTTTATAAATACTAATTTACCTAAAGAAAAATCTGTAAATAATAGTGTATTAGATAAGCAATTAGGTTTTTATGATGAAACAAATAATTTGAAATTTATTCCTCAAAGTAGTATAATAACTAATGTACATATTATTGCAGGAAGAGGAACAAAAACAGTATTTAGAAATGCTAGTAAATATACTGAAAAATATGGTGGACAAGCACAAGAATGGACTAAGAGGGTCGGAAAAATAGAAAGTGATAAATACATATTTGATATACATTGGGTAGAACATAGTGAATATGGAAAATATGACTTTAAATTGAAAGGAAAAACATTAAAATGAAAGTGAAAAAGTATAATACAGAGACTAATTCATATATTGAAATTGAAACAATAGGGAAAGTAAAGTATATAGGAAAAAGCTTTGGGTTAGAAGGATTAACAGATGGTAAAATATATAAAGTCATTGGAATAGAAAATGGAATGTTAAGAATTATAGATGATAGTGAAGAAGATTATTTATATTCTATTACTAGACCAGCTTGTTTAACAGATATTTCTTCATATGGTAGATGGGAAATAGTAGAAGATAATGAAAATAAATGGTTAGAAAAATTATTAAGCCATAGAGAAATTCAAATAAATTATGCAGATAATAAAATTTATAGTATAGAATATATAAATTAATTATTAAACTTTAATATTTAGAAATTAAAGACATATTATCATGTCTTTTTCTTTTGCCCTCAAGTAAGGCGTAAAACTGCTTGAATAGTTATAGCACTGTAAAAGCTAAAATTGGTTATAACACCGTA